CCACCCATTGTGTTCGTTGCTCAGTACGGGAACAAACTCGTTGTCTACTACGCAAAGATAGGTGTGAAAGTTAAACACCGTATCGTTAGATACAAATGTTTCTAAAGGTATTGTTTTTAGCACTACTGGAATTGACCCAATTTCTTCTTGGATTTCACGCTGTAGCCCTTGCCACGCTGATTCACCTTGGTTATTAGTGCCGCCGACTAGTCCCCATGTACCTGCGTGTTTACCCTCAGACTTCTGTAGCAGAAGAAATCTACGAGTTGATTTAGCGTAAAAAAGTGCGCCACTGCATACAATCTGTTCTTTCATGTATGTACTTATTTTAGATCACCAAGCGCCACGATCCTTTTGAGTAGCCACCTTCAAATGCCCTAGTCCATTCTGAGTCTTCGTACTTGTATTGTACGCCAGTACGAATGTTTGTGGTATAAACAACGCCTTCTGGCAGTGCTAGATTAGTCCAGTTTACTCCGTCAAACTCTACAATACTGTTTGCTCCAGCAGTAAAGCCGTTCCATGCTGTTGTGGCTTCAGGAATATCGCCTAACAGCAACACACGCCACCCCTCAACAGGTGCCCCTGGGTTATAAGTTTCTGGATTAACAATAGCATCTACGGTGCCCCAGTTTGCTGAGTTACGAGCTGGTCCTGCAATAACTGAGTTAGTGTTATAAGTATCCTTGTCAAAGGTAATACTCAAACGAGTTTCGTCTATAGGATTAAGGGCCACGGTGCCTATAACTTCATTACCATTAGGCTGTGTTAGAAATAGCTGACTACTTCCTGCTTTGAAGTTTGTAAACTGATCAAGCAAGACTCGCCAGTTTAGATCATTTCCATGCTTTTTCCATAAGGTATCGCCGATGTCCGGTAATGCTTCTATCACACTGCTGGGATCTAACAACTCTGCGTAATAGTTGCCATTTTCATTGAATACAAATATGTTAAATCCGCCAATGGTCACTGTTTCTTGTGTTTCAAATGTATACTCGTTATCGTGTATATTCATAATGATATCATGAATAACACCTAGACGTTTGACCTTGCTAGGAGCACTGATCCAGATGGGAGTTTCTAATGTCAGTGTGCCTACATCTATATCGCTGTCAGTGCCCTGCGGTATAGTTCTACTGCTAAAGGTAATATCTGTTAGTTCAACAACACTAAGACTAGTCCAGTCTACAAAGTTATCTGTAGTCTGTAGCTCAAGACTTGGGTTAAACATCATCATGATCTGTTCCATGATCTGTAGCTTTTGATCAGTATTTGACGCCCATATATCAGCTTTGACTGTCAGCTTGTAGGGTGTGGGCATTAGACGTTCTACTGTATAACCACTACCTTGATTACCGCTATAGCCCAAGAACGTGCCCTGATTGTCGTAGATTTTTTCACGCTCACGAATATGCACTTTGCTGATATGTGTAGCATCTGCAAGACGTGTTCGATCTAACTGCACATTACTGATATAAACAGCGATACGCGGACTGCTTGGCATTTTGTTTTCACTGTTGCCATTTAAGATACTGGCAACCTGGCGTGACATATCGCCGTATAGCGCAGGCACAACTATCTGTTTGCCCGTGCCGTCTTGGTATTTGTATCCGCTTAACATGCGGATTAGTTGTCCAACGTAGCGTCGGATTTGTCCATCATAGAACCATTGAGCCATTATTGATCCGCCTCGGGTTTAATCTTTCTTAGTGCTTTGCTGACTGCCTGTCGTTGTTCAACGTAGGTAGCAAACACTGTGTAACGTATTCTTACGCCATCAGCAACTGATTCGGGAATGGTAAATCCAAACTTGCCTTCAACATTCTGATTGACAACATTCTGTGCTTGACTAGATTCATTTAACCATGCTTCAACTCTAAAGTTGGCATTATAATCAAGACTAGTCACAATGATCACACTGCTATCAGTAACGGTGAAGTCAGTGGTAATACTGTCAAAATCAAACTCTTGTCCAACAACCAACGTGTCCCATCCTGCTTTGTCAATGCCGCTGACCGCAGTATTGTTGATAAAGCTGGTCTTTAGAGTTCGACGCGAGTCAGTATTGGTCATAGTCATACGGACATTGTCCTCCTGTTTGACCCAACGACTGCCGTCCCACAAGAATAATCTATTAGGCAAGTAGTCTGTGCGTAGGAATGTGTCACCGCGCACAGGTCCCGCAGGAAACTGTATACCAAATCCAAACTGTGCATCGCTGGCAAACTTGCCGTTGGGCTGTTTGCCGTCTTCTAACAGGTAACCTTTGTAGCCGTCTCTAATAGGAGGAGCATTGATATCACTGGCATATCCGTCTAGGTCAGCAATGTTGTCAACTGTGTCGTCAACTGTGTTGAGTAAACTGCGACCAGTTAAGGGATCCACTGCCAGTGTATAGTACTGACTGGTTTCGTAGCCGCTTAGTGGAGCATCTGTTTCAGCTTCTGCAATCACAGCCGCATTAACTTCTAATGATATGTTATAGGTACTGATTAGATCGCCCAATGTATTTTCTGTACTTGCCGCCCAGGCCAGTGCGTTGGGGGGTGTTAACTGTGTGCCCTGTGGGCCAACCGCCGCAATAACTGTGTACAACTGCCCGTTATACATGACAGTTTGTCCTGGATAATAAGTTTTATCAGGATCAAACGCACCTGCATAAGTGTCAGTGTTTGCAGGCTGATTAAGAATATCAGAATATTCTTGACTGGCAGTTATAGGCTTTAGCTTTACTCTATATAGGTGTGGATACCATGTGGCACTGAATCCTTCTGCCGCACGATTAATGTCTTCTACTACATAATACTTTTTAATAGCTGCCGCAAAGTTTTTTGGATTATTAATATCGGGGATATATTCTTCACGTAAGTTAGGCAGTTCAAAGACATCACCTGGCATAATTTTACGACCTAATAGATCCACTGAGTTATTAATATGTACGGTGACAAACACAGTGTCATTGGATAAAAATAAGCCAAACTGACTTAGGTTAAAGTCAATATCTTGTGTTTGATAGTGGCCGCGTAGAGTATAGATATCTAAATCATATTTTCGATCGCGGTTTTCTAAAAATAACACGTCTTGAATGGTTGTTTCCCCAAGTGCTTTACTAGGATCTGTAGGATCTACGGGCCCAATGTATTTGTGTACATGGACCTCAACTCCGCCTACTTGAAACATTTCATAGATAGTGCGGTCAAAGAACTTGAAATCGTTGGATTTGTGCGGACGATAAAGGCTTAACTTGGGCATAGTAATATATTTAGCGATACGGTAAATACTAGTAACAAGTAAACTGGGGCTACAATAACATGGCAATACAACTGATTAATCTAGGAACTCCTAACGGTAGAGACGGTGATGGCGTACGAGTTGCGTTTGGCAAAATAAACAGCAACTTTAACGAGTTGTACCAACAATCAGATCTTGAAAACATCACAGTAAGTGTTAGACCAGACGCTAGTGACACACACGAATTAGGCGGTATAGATCGCACTTGGTACACATTATGGGTCAGTAATGAAGGCGTACACATCGGTGAAAAAACTCTAACCATTACTAGCCAAGGCGCCATCATGGTTGATGGCCAAGTGGTTGCTACACCTAACGGCACGGCCCCTAATGCAGATTGGACGGCAACTACAGGAGCCAGTCGAATACTTAACAAGCCTGTATTTTCAGCGGTGGCAGTCAGTAATGATTATCGAGACCTGTCCAACAAGCCCACGATACCCACAAGATTAAGCCAACTGACTAACGATAGAAACTACTCAACATTCAGCGGTGACTATAATGAGTTAATCAATAAGCCCACACTATTTAACGGCAGTTATTTGAGCTTAACTAATACTCCAAGATTATTCAGCGGTAGTTACGCAGACCTAACCAATAAGCCTACGCTGTTTAACGGCAGCTATCTATCATTGACCAATAAGCCAACTATACCAACAGATATTAATCAACTAGATGATGTTGACAATTTGTTGAATGGCATAGGGCCAGTGCTTGACGGCGGCCTCGCCAACAGTTTTAGTTAAATATAGAATAAGGAAAGAAAAATGGCATATACTTCGTTAAAACTAGGATCAGCTACTGAAAGTAGAGAAGCAATAGACGTTAGTTTACGTAAAGTAGAAGAAATGCTTGTTGAACTTTATGCAACTACTAGTGAAGGCGACTTTTCTTCAATATCACAAAACGTTGTTCCAGACGGTGAAACACCTAGAACACTTGGAACACCAGAAAAACCGTGGCAAGAAATTTATGTAGTCTCGTTAGATGGCGGCACTGCTTCAAGTACATACGAATAAGGAATAGTTAAATGGCAACGCAAATAAAATTAAGAAGGGACACCGATGCTAACTGGACAGCCAATAGTACTGTTGTTTTAGGCGAAGGTGAAATTGGAGTCAACTTAACCAATGGGCAGTTTAAGTTAGGAAATGGTACTAGTACTTGGGCACAGTTGACCTACTTCCAACCCGGTGCTCCAGAAGCCGCATCTATTAACAACTTTGGTGAAGGTTTTAGTTTAACAGACGACGACAAAATTGTTACTAACAAACTATACAATAACGATATTACACAACCAACACAGCGTTATAGATTAGAACTAACTTCTACTGGTGTTATCGTATTGCCAGATCAAAGTATTATCAATGGCAGCACCATTAGAGGTGTTGCTGGTACCGGTGAATTAAACTATACAGGTATTACTATTGGCCCTAACAGTAATGACCCTGAAAAGACATGGATGTGGGTTGACCATGAAAATGCGTATGTTAGCACTAACAACTCTGCAAATACGTGGACATTTGGCAATGATGGTACGTTGACATTCCCAAATAATTCTAAAATTGTTCCTGTCGCGCTTGACGGACTCCAGATTGATGTTGGCACAGAAGTATGGGATTTTGGCGCAGATGGTAGTTTAACACTGCCAGCAGGCGGCCTTATTAAAAATAGTGACGGCACTACTTATGGCGGCGCCGATCTAGGTGACATTTCATTCTATGATACCACCATGACTTCAACTGCAAGTTTATCAGTTGAATCCGGTAACAGTGTGTTCATCAAGCCACTTGACGGTGACCACTCTTGGCAGTTTGGCGTAAATGGTACTCTAGAAAATTCAGGTACTTGGACTAAAACAACAATGACTGACATTTCTAGCGGAGTTGGATCACAAGTAGTATGGACATCAACAGAAGATTCTATTAGTGGTGCTAAACTTACTATACAAGTAGAGGCAAATGAACCTGGTGGCCTTACTGGTTGGGATACACAAATGTGCGAAGCTATTATTGCTGTGCGAGGTCATGCTACAAACAGTATACCTGTGATATCTGTGTATGGTGTAACACATACCAGTGTAGCACCACTTATGACATTTACAGTAGATCGCAATCCCGTAACTAGTTTGATTGAAATAACAGGAACCAGAACAGAAACAGCGACATCCGCTGGCGGCGCAAGTTTAAGAATATATTCGGTAGAAACCGGAACAATGGACTAAGGACTAATATAAAATGGCAAACAAACCTTTCGCAATACAAGGATCCGACCTAACACTGGGCGGCGTGAATTTACAAGCAGGTACAACTGGTATTGTTGTACCTGGAGTTACACAAGCGGTCAACTACCGTGTTGAAGAAGTTGATGATAGAGACGGCAACAACCCAAATACATTTGGCAGTAATACTGGTGCTATTACTGTAATTGACAATGCCGGATATGTATATAGAAGTGGCGGTGCTCAACCAAGTGGTAGTTATACACCGGCCACTTACGTTGTTGATGAACTAGACAATGGTAAGATTGAAGAGATCGGTGTTGATGGCAATGGTGTGTTTGCGGCTGCTGACAAGACTCGTGCGGAAGCAGCCAACATGTGGGCCACTTTAACACCTACACCGTTTGTATCATTCAACACGGCTAACTGGACACAGATTCCTTTCCGTCCTAAAATGCGAGCAGGTGAAGTTGAAAACATTGGCGGTGGCGGTGATACTGGCGATATAACATTCAATGACACCACAATCAGCACCGCTGAGGGTGATTCTATTACCATTCGAACAACTAGTGATTCCGATGACGACAATCAGATTGTATTAAGTAACAACCGTGTTGAGATCTATGCCTATAACGATCATGATGAAAGTTGGGCTGAAGTTGTTCTGAACAACGAAGACACTGACGCTCCGTATGCTGATATGTGGGTCAAAAGCGACAGCGGCAGTGAAAAAGTATGGAGATTCGACCACAGTGGTGATCTAACACTGCCAGCAGGCGGTGCTATCAATAATACTGACGGTATCAAACTTGTGACTGATAGAGGCACATTGGCCATTGGTACTAACATGGAAACGCCAGGTATGGCAGGACACTTCCACATTGCCTTTGACGGTAGTAACAACAATCCACCCGCCAGTGACCTGTTTTTAGGTGATGACTACAACTATGTTAAATTGCCTGGATATGAACTCAATCCCGTTGACTATGGTGTAGAGATTGGTACAGAGAGAAGAAGTGGCCTGCAGAATATTGAAGTTGGTACGGTAGATGAACTTGTGCCACCGGGTGGCGTTTGGCGGTTGTTTATTGATCACGATACCTATCCTAACTTAGGCTCTTTTGTCAGCGTAGGAGACACAGTGACCACAACATGGGGAACACCCATAACTGCCATAATCACAGACGTTGTTGAAGAATCTGGTAATTGGTGGAAAATTCATGTTGCTCAAGATATTACCGCTGGATTCAGTGGTGGTGGCATAGTTTCATTTGGTTCATCAAGCAACAGTTATACTTGGCGATTTGGCACAGACGGCGGATTAAAATTCCCAGACGGTAGCATACAGACCACTGCCTACACTGGCACTGAAACTGCCGATAGCAATGTTTGGGTACAGACATTTGAATCAGTTGAAGGTGCTCCAGCGGATGTGGTTGCGGCCGCGATGAGCGTGGAGTATGATGTTGAAGGTAATCTCGTCTGCGTGTTTAGCCACGCACTAGACTACAATTCTCCTTTTGGCGGTACAGGCAGTTATTTCTCAGTGGCCAAGATCTCCACCACAGGCACAATCCTATGGCAAAAAAGACTTGGCGCGGGCTACTACACAGACGGATGGGGCCTAGCAGTAGACAGTAATGACGGTAGCGTTTACATAGCAGGCAGTAACCTTCCTGACAATGAATCAACAGATTCTGATGCCATATTGACCAAGATTGATTTGGCTGATGGTGCTTTTCAGTGGAGCAAGATTTATCAAGTCACCGGTTTGGATGGTCAAAGTCCAGTTGTAGATGTAGCCAGCGACGGTAATCCTGTTATGGTTAGTTATCTTGAAGGTAGTTCCAGAAATTATGCCGCAACGACCAAAGTTGACAGC